CAAAATCTGGATTAACTAACTTGCACTTAACAAATGTGCACTTTTCTATCTTGCTAATATTCGACCACTTCAAGCCCCTAATGATACATTCTCTAAAATCAAGATCAACTGGGTGCCTTTTTTTATGACTTCAGATTCTCAATTTCTTCATTCAAAACTTTAGCCGTTTCTTTCTTTATATTAATAAGAGCTGATAATATCTTTTCTCTTAAGATAGTTTCATTAGTAGAATCATGCTCACTTAATGCTAAATGATAGTGGTATGCTTGGCGGCTCATAAACCCCGCTTTTTTCCTAATATAGTATTTGGTAAATCCAAAAGTTGCCAACCTATCTAATGCTTTTTCTGTTTTTTTGCTCATGTTTTAAAAAAAATGTTATAAATAAATAATATCATTACTTGACCCATAAGTCAAATTGTATTATAAGATGATTATAAATGTATGGGGGAAACATGAATAAAGTAAATATATCTAATTTAAGTCACGAGGAGTTTTTGGCGCAAAGAGGGCTAGGAAGCTCTGATTCTGCTACAATCTGCGGTAAAAATCCTTATAAAACAAAATATGAACTATATGCTGAGAAGAAAGGAATGGTTGGCTCATTCTCGGGTAACTCTAAAACTTACTGGGGAAAGGTATTAGAAGAGATTATTGCAAAAGAAGCATATAAGTTATTATTACAAGCTGATGGTAATTTAAAACTTGAGGCCAATGAATTTATTTATAAGTTAGAAGATTGTGATTTTATTACGGCAACTCCTGATTACTGGATTATGTCAGAGAAAAACGATCCTATTTTATTAGAAATAAAAAACACAGGAGAATACTCTCGAAAAGACTGGCAAGATAACGTCCCTTTAATTTACTATTATCAGGTGCAACACCAACTGTTGGTTACAAAAGCAAATAAAGCCTATATTGCCGCACTTGTTGGGGGTAATGATCTAATAATTAAAGAAATAAAATCTGATGAAGAAGTTCAAAAAGAAATACTAGAGGCGTGTATTGATTTTGATTCTAGGATTAGAAACAACTTACCGCCAGAGTTTCAAGCTGGAGATTCCGACTTATTAAATAAAATTTATAAAGAAGATAAAGAGATTACCGAGATTCAATTAACAGATATCAGTATGGCTTTAGAGATTAAATTAATCGACGAGCAGATAAAAGAATTAGAAAATCAGAAAGAAGGGCTGATCTGTAAAATTAAGTTAGAAATGGGGGGTGCGCAGAAAGCCGACAATGAGGTTTTATCAATCACTTGGAAAGCGCAGAAAAGAGAAAGTTTAGATACGAAGAGAATCAAAGACGAAGCACCTGAACTATACGATAGGTTTAAGAAGGTAAGCGAATCTAGGCCATTTATTATTAAATTTAAAAAAGGAGAAAGAAATGGATGAATTAAGAAAAAAATTGATTGAAGAACTTGGCGGCAATGAAGAAGAAGCCGAAAAGATAATTAAAGATATAGAGGAACGCAAGGAAGCGACGGATAGATCTAAGGAGATTCAGCGCCAATTGCAAGCAGGACTATGTAGTAGAAAAAGGTCTATAGAAAAATACTTTGATGCTGAGGCCAAGGCTTCCATTTATGCTAATAGATTTTTCAGCAGGCCTATTATAGATTTTGAAAAATCTATTGCAGAAAGAGGGACTATCAGAATAGAAATTGATCCTAAAGAGGAAATCGAAGGGCATGTTTTTAGAGACAAGGGCTTTAGCGATGTTGACTTTTATTTAGCTGAGTTTGAAAATTGTGCTTTTGGAAGCGTTCAGGATCTTGGTGTTTATTTTTGCAACTTGAAAGAGGTAATGTTTAATAATTGCACCTTTAAAAATTATCATTTTACAAATTCAGATTTAGTTGATGTTACTTTTTCATATCGTACGAGTTTTGAAAATGTTTATTTCTGTGAAAATCGAATGTATCAAATCGGATTTAATAGAGGGACTTACAAAAATTTTAAAATAAGAAATTGCAAAACGGAAAACGTCCTTTTTTATAACTCAGATATTACGCATTTGAGAATGGAGAATGTAGAGATAGATGATCTTGATTTTAGAGAATGTATCATTAGGGGCTTGAAGTGGTCGAATATTAGCAAGATAGAAAAGTGCACATTTGTTAAGTGCAAGTTAGTTAATCCAGATTTTGGAGACGCTAAGGACAAAGTGTTTTTTTATGATTGCGAGATTATTGAGGAGAAAGAAAATGACTAAAGAGGAGCTATTAATAAAAATTAGTGCTGGTCATTATGGCAAAGATAGAAGTATTTTAAAATACTGGAAACATTCCGCTGATCGAGCAAATGATAGCATAGCTAGCTTTGAACCTACAGGACATAGGGCTTGGACGGTATGGGATCCTTGCGTATATATAAAACTAGATCCGCAAGAAACAGTCCATGATCAAGATTTTACTAGTGATAATTTTGTAGGTTTTAATTTTTTTGCTTGTGTTTTTACAGATTGTAAATTCGGTGATCATGCTGGCAAGGCTGGAATATTTAAGACCGATTTTAAAAGAGTTGTTTTAGAAAAATGTAAATTCAAAGCATGTGCTATAAGAAACTCGTTGTTTACAATGTCCACTTTTAAAGATCAAACAAGCTGGGAAGATACGACTTTTTCTTTTTCTGCTTTTAGGCATGTTATGATTTATGAAAATTCTTTTAAAAACTGCAAAATATCATTTACGGAGTTAGAACATGTTTACTTTTGGAAATGTGAAATAGATAGATTAAAGATAGACGGGACAAAAAAAGGGAAGATGGAATCTGTAATTTTTGAAAATAGCAGAATAAAAGATTTAGATATCTCTGAGGTTGTAATTGAAAGTAGAGTTTCTTTTCATAATTGCACTTTTATTAATTGTAGTTTTGGTAAAAACATAGAGCTTATAGAGTTTAAAAATTGTAGCATAGAAAAGAGACATGGAAATTACACTAGATATAGTGGATATGATCCTCATAATGCAAATACTTCAGAGGTAGTCACGGAAGCAGAATCTAATATTCTGCAGGCTGCCGAAAGTAAAGTGTGGGGAATACAGACGCAAGTTATCGAGGAGAAAGAAAATGAATAAAGATGAATTAATACAGGGGATGAAAACAGGGGGAGGCGAGGAGTTTTATGAAGTGGAAGAGAACTTTAAGCAAATGTTAAAAGACTCCGAGGATTAGGACTTGATGTATGAGTAAAAAGATGAGAAAAGAAATTGAGCAAGAAATGATGAAATTTATTCACCAAGGGAGAATGAATGGAATTAGTGGGGAAGAGATTCAAGAGATTATGGATATAGCCTTATCTCTTTGGTCTAATTATCAATTAATTGATGAAAATTTAAAGGGGAAAGATGGAAGAAGAAAATAAGATGTTTTTAACCGAACAAGATAAGGAAGATTTAAAAAAAATCATTAAAACAATATATAAGGCTGAATGTAAGGGTCGTTTTGATAGAGTATGGTTTTTCGATAATTTCGATAAAGATTTTTTGCTTCATTGTATAACTATCATTTGCGAAAAATTACTTATAGATTATTGTCAATTATCATGTGGAATGCCCAGTAAGAACAGGTTTGATTTTAGCAAAATTTGCACGGAAGTGGGTAGTCTCCCTCTTTTTTTGAGAAGATCTAAGGCTTTAAATCTTTTTGGAGAGGAGCGCTTAATTTTATCAGATATTTTTAGGTTGCATTCTACTATTAGTGAACTGATGGATATTCATCACATGAGAATAGTAGATTTAAAAAAACCTATAGCACCTTTAGTTACAAAGGAGGAGATGGAACGAACCATAAATGATCGACTGAGATACTTAAATCTAACCATTTCAGAAGAGCTTAATCTCAGACAAGAGCGTGATCAATTATTAGCGGAGATAGATGAAAAATGGAGGCAATTTAGACTAGAATACGATTTGTATAAAGAGTTTTATTTTAAAGAAACTGCAGAAGGTAGATTTAGGGATTTATTTTATTACGCAGACTTAGACAATTAACATTTAAAAGGAAAATATGGAAAACAAAAAACAAAAAACACTCAAAGAAAAGTTATTTGAGCTGCAGTGCATGGAGCTTGGAATTACTAGAGATACTCAGGCATTTAACTATAAATACGCAACTCTTGAGGGAATATTAAGCATCCTAAAAGAGCCGTTTAGGCAATTAAGACTGCTCGTTTCTTTTGATATAAATTTAAAAGATGGCGTGTGCGTTGATGATAAAGGTATGATCTGCATAACTGTTAAGGTCGAAGATGTGGACAGCGGAGAGAGCATTTCCTCGTCTATTCCCCTAGAAAGGGATGCCTCACAGAAAGGTGTACAAGCTTTAGGATCGGCGATTACATATTATCGAAGGTATTTGTTATTAACTGCACTTAACCTAGCCCCTGAAGATGATGACGGAGAGGCTGCATCTGTGCCAGCTCAAAAGCCAGCATATCAAAGACCAGCAGCGCCACAGCAACAAGCTGGAGCATATGCGGCACCTCAGCAAAAAAGGGAATATGTGCCAACGGGTAAGCCATTAGTGGGTCCTGTTTCACTTGGCCAAATCAAATTTCTTGAGATGGCAATCAATAGAGATGGATACACGCCGCCAAAGCCATTAAATCAGATGACGAAACAAGAGGCATCGGAGGAGATTGAAAAGATAAAATCTGGTAATTTTCAAACTGTAGAGCAGGATTTGGGATTCTAAATGAGACTTAGATCGATATTAGATAAACATAATATGGTTTATGATAAGAAAAATCCTAGGGAGGCGGTAAGATATGCCGCCTTCTTGGCCTCTGAGTATTATAAAAGATTCTATTTGTGGGATTGGAACGATGCTGATCATCACAAGGTTTCGGGATATAAGCTTAGTTTCGCCAAAGATCTAGCTAATTGGAAAAAAGCTTTAATTGAGAAAAAGGAAAAAAGGACTTCAAAAAAAGATCTAAATAAACGATAATGAACATGAAAACATTGGAGTTATTTATGCTAGAAAAAATTATTGTTGCGTTACATGTTATCTTAGTATTCTTTTTTTGTGGCTATTTAAAAGGCTATAGGGAAGAGATGGAAAAGCAATATTACACGATTGATCAGCCTGAAATCATATATATCAAAGACGTAGAATTACCAGTAGATCATTATCTAAAAGCAATTAAAAAGGTTGAGTCTTCAGATGGCAAGTTTAAACATGCCGTTTTAGAGAAGAAATACCTAAAGAAGTTTAAGGATAAGAAACTGGCTAGTTCGCACGGCTCATACCAGATTATGGGGTTTCATGCGAAGAGATTTAACGTGAAAATAGAGGATCTTTACAATGATAAGGTAGCTCATGAAGTGGCGAAAAGAATCTTATTAGAGAACTACGAGAGGCTGGGATCTTGGGATAAAGCTATTAAAGCTTATAACGGTTCTGGGGCTCAAGCGGATAAGTACTTACAAAAAGTTTACGCGCAACTATAAATAAATTGATATTACTTGCATAGTTGAGTAAAATTAAAATGATTATGTGCTCTCGCCCTATTACCAAGTCCCCCACACACTTGTAATCAACAGAGAGTACATAGTCATTTTTCAAGATACCAAGTAATTAAGTCCGAAATTTCACACCAATTATTAGTTTTAATAATTTTTGCAAAGAATCCTTGCTCTTGTAATTGTTCTATCCACCATATTTGATCTTTGCTAGGTGTTCCTTTCTTTGTTTTAACCTCGATAAAAGCGCCATGAAAGCCATGTTTTGCAACAGGTATAGTGATGTCAGGTATTCCCTTTTTAACCCCCTCTCTAGCTCTTTTAAATCGAAATATAGGGTTTACCTTGCCTGACTCGTTACCGTTTGCATATATCAGTTGATAAAGCGGGTTTGAGTTTGCTTTAATAGCGATCCATTTAAATAGATCTGATTGAATTTTTGTTTCTTTCATCAATTAAAACCTTGCATAATTTGACGCAATAGGCAATAAAAAAAATGCGGCAACGCTAGAAAGGTGGTGATTAGGTTGAACAAGAACCAGAACAACTAACCCAAGTTTCCTTAATTGCATAAAGGGCTGGCATAGGGTGCAAGGGTGCTAGTTTAGGGGAATGCAATTAGGGATGGGGTGACGCTGTTTGTTCATTGAAATAAAAAGACCAAGGTTAAAACAGCGTTGCCCCACTTTTTAGGGCAGAAATGGAAGAGATCTTCACAAAAGCGGGCGGCAAGTATAGACCCGATCAAATAGCAAAACAAAGCTATTATAACTTGCCGATAGAGACCAAGGGAGTCCGAGGCAGATCTCGAGTCTGGGGAGATGCTAGCAAGAAAACGCAGATATTAGTTATAACAGAGATTTTAAAACAAGCAGAAAATTATAATCCAGTCTTATGTCTAGCAATTGCTAGGATAGAATCAGGTTTTAATCCAGATGCAGCAGCTGGAACTACAAGTGCTGCTGGTATAGGTCAACTTATCGCATCTACTGGCAAAGCTTATGGCTTAAACGATAGCAATAGGTTTAATTATATCATTAATATCAGCGCTATGATCTCAGCTATAAAAGAGAGGGAAAGATTTGTGTTGGGTAAATACTCTGATTTTAAAGAGATAGATCTATTTACATATGTCTATGCTCACTATCATGATGGGAATACGCTGAGATTTGGGGGTCTTGAATTAGCAAAAACTGTATTTAAAAGGCACCTCAAATTATGTCAAGACTTTATAGAGCGCTTAGAATCTTAAACCCCGAAATGGATATAAGGCATGCTAGCAATCACCCATACCACAATTTAATTCTAGCGGTTATCTTGCGCGCAATTCAAGATTTGAAACATAAGGATGAAAGAATTGTTAAAGAGGCGCAAGCTTGGCTTGATTCTAGGGAAGAGGAAAAGATCTTTTCCTTTAAATGGTGCTGTACAATAGCGTCTATTAAGCCGTCAACTGTCAAAAAGATGATCAAGGTTTCTGGCGACCTTTGAGGCTTTTTCTTGGCGCTTAGCGTATTTCTCCCCTCTTAGTTTTTCTTGTTCCTCTTGGGATTTGCGCCTAATCCTTGTGATAGTTTCAGGTTGCGCTAGTTTTCCACTTCCTAAAAGCTTTAAGAGTTCAAGGCCAGTTATACGGCTCAGATCTTTATTCATCTTTTCAACTTCGACAAACCAAACATTCGCTATTAGTTTACTGTCTGAATCTCTAGTTTCGGGTTTGTTGACTAGTATAATTTCTATAAGTTTTTCAAGCATCATATCTGATCCCCTCTTTGTTCTTCTTAACCTTAACCAGAACCGCAAAGCTAGGCCTTTCTGTACCCTTAACGCCTGCAATAAAAGCAGCTCTTATGTACTCCCTCTCCGCAGTTTCAATAGAGTCAACAAGTCTTGCAGCCCCATTCTCTATTACCCAAATCTCTTTGCTAAAGTCCTCCCCTGTTCCCTCTCCTTGTATGTCAAGGGTAGGATAACTCCTTGCTGTTTCTTCGACCTCTATTTTAGGTTGAGGATAAAGATCTAATTTCTTTAGTACGTTGTGAAAAGCTGTAGCTAAGCGCTTAATTGCCTTTTCAATGACGGAATTTTCAGTCTTCCCTTCTGGCAATTTAGTTGAGATTAGTTTCATTTTTTGAAATAGATTTTCGTATCTATCTTGCCTTGTTTTTTCTGGATCATCAAAAGAAATTAGATATTTTTCAAACTCTTCTGTTGTAAAATATACATAAGGTTTCTCAGCTTTTCTTATTAAGTTTTTAAAGTTTCTAATTATCTTTTTCATGTTTTTCCTCTTTAATTGTTGATATTAATAGTTTGTATTCTTTCAAGTTTGATCTCTCGGCTAAAAGATATCCAAAGCAAAAAGTATTTATGGGTAATATTAACCCATTTAAAACAAGCAAAGCTATTAATGCGTGAATATCTTTAGTCAAAACAACTTCATTTTCTTTCATTTTTCCTCATCTGGTTTGGTTAATACTATTTTTTCGGTTTTTACGTGGCTGGGACGAGGTATGTAAACGCTATGTTTATGTTTGTTTAAGAGTTCTAGCATAGCGGGTTCTTTGACTTTTTGAACAGGCTTTTCTTGTGCCAGTGCCTCAATCGTGGCCGATGTAATGTCTCCCCATGCCTTACTAGAGATATCGTCAGATGCGTCACTAAATGCATTATCTAAATGTTCTTTGCCGTGCGTAATGTCCCAATAATTAGACATTAGCATATCAGATATGTTCGTAAACTCTTTTATATAATCATCATTCGGGACGTTGAATTCTTCATAAAATAAGTAATCATTATGATAGTTCATCGCTTCTATTTGCACGCGCATAGTGTATAGAATGTATGCTCTTTTGCGCTTTAGTCTTCTAATTCTCGCTATAGGATCGCTGTTAGGATCGTCTTTCTCCATGAGAATCTCATAAAATTCACTTTGGAGGTATAATGCGTATGGTTTAAAGTTGCTCATTTGTCCTCTTTTGTTTCATCTTCAAGTTCAATTTTGATACAATTTTCAGGATTTTTTTTGGATATTTTTTCAGAAGCCTGTAGATAAACGCTATTGAGCCTCTCTCGTGCATTGCGCAGAACATCCTCATTCTCCTTATTCAACCATAAGCAATTAAACAGATAATCAACTACATGATATTCAGCAATCATAACATCCCAAATGGTTTGATAAGTAGTTTTTAAAACCTGCAACCTAAAATCTATAGATTCGTTAGGTCTATCGTAAATTAAGAGGCTGTCACTTAGCTGCGGTGTTGTTTTGTAAATATAAGGTGTTTTCATTTCTCTTGTTTAAAAAAATTAACTATTCGCCATCCATTTAATAAATTTGCATAGCATTTCTTGATTACTAAGATCATCTAGATCTTCTGACCGAGCCATAAAGTCATCAAATAAAATATCTTTTATGGCTCTTTCTTTAGCGATAGAGATACTCTCTAAAATCTCAGTGGCAATCTCACGTGCCCCATCCATAACATGCTTGATGATATCTGCTCCGCAAGATGTAGTATGATTGATCATGCGCCTACAATGTGCTTCAATTTTAATAAATGTCTTGTCTAGCTCTGATTTTAAATTAAGATCGATCTCTTCAATTTTATCTAACTTTGATGATACTTCTCTATCTAATTCAACCGCATCATTAAAGGACTCCTTGTAATTGTACACATAATTCATGTCGTTTAAGTGTTCTAAAATGTCATTGCGTGTAATTAAATTAGCTGCATATTCTTTTCTCAATTCAGATAAAGTTGTCATAAAATACCTATAAATATTAAATTAATTTAAATAAAGTCCGCGAAAGTCGCCAAAATCAATAATAAGCATGTTCTTTCTCGGCTTCCCTTTATGCGTTTGTGCTTTTTCAATCACAAGAATGCCCCTTTCGTCTTTTGTTAAAGTGCCCCTGTCGGAATAATCTTTTCTAGCATTTTTAAAATCTTCTATTGTTTCCCTCGTGAAAACAATATTTGGAACGTAAACATTATATCCCGTTTCCTCATCGAAAATTTCTTCAATTTGCTCGTCAGTTAAATTTATTAAATCTCTCATAAAATACCTATAAATGTTTTCCTAAAGATAATATATCAGCACTTGACAGGCAAGTCAAACATTATTTATACTTTTTTTAATTTATTTGTGTTAAAATAGGTAATTATGACAATATTTATAAAATTATGACAATTGCAACAAAATTGCGTTTAGCTTTGGTAATGCAACTAATTTGCATTAATGTGGTTTTTGCTCAAGGATGGACCATAGAACCATTAGACTTTGAACACCTACCTAATAATGTGATAGATGCTCACATTCATACGGGAGCAAGGTTATATAGACACCCACTAATCAGCATCTCTGATTGGTCAGAGCCTAGCAGATGGTCATTAGAGCAGTATGAAGCCACTTTTAATAATTGGCTGACAGAGTTTGACCGTACTCTTCCTGCATACCGTGCAACGGGTAAGGTGATACTAGGTGTGCATGTACCACCCTGTGGTACTACCAAGGGAGAGCATAATATATTTAAGAGTCAGCAGTGTTTGGCATTGCTTTATAAGCTATGGGAGCAAGTAGCTTGGAGATATAGGGGAGAGAATGCCATTATAGGTTATGACCTAGTAAATGAGCCGCTGTTGAAGAACAAAAAGCTTTGGAATGGCGTAGCTCGGCAATTAGGTCTAACCATCAGGTCTATCGATCCTTCTAAGGTCATTATTATAGAGCCAGCTGGTGGCAGTGTGAACAACATCAAGCACCTCTCTAAGATGCCGTTCCCTTACTGGTTATCACCGCACTATTACTGCGCTTATGGTAGTGTTAGCTCTGCGATGTCCAAGGTAAAGAGCGTTAAACGCCCTGTTTATTGGGGTGAGGTAGGATGCGGTAGGAACCGCAAGGATGCGCCTAAGTTCTTTAAGTCCTTTTTGAAGGAAGCAAATAAGCGAGGTCACCTATTCACTATTCACAGCTGGCGGGAGTATCAGGGGTGGAACTATGAGGGAACACCCTCTCTCCCTGTGATCGCCGAGGGTATAAAAAGTTCTTTACAGCTGCGGTAATTTTGGGTAAGGTAAAGTCAATTTCAAATTTAAGCGGTGGACAATAAAAAACATGGCGCAAACGCTACAAATTCTAATAGAACCTTTGAGCTTTTTTTCGATATTGCTAGGATTATCGTACCTCTGTTGGTTGGTGTTCTTGGCTCGCTCTACTCGGAGATTAGAGACAAGCAGAGAGATCAGGGCGAGAGAGTTGTCAGAATTGAATCAGAATTTAAGCACATTGAAATCGAACTCGAACACCTACGCTCTGACTTCCGCCCAGTGGAAGAAAGCCGTAGGAAGTAAGATAATTATCTTTATTTTTATGTTTTTAATGGGCTGCTCAGGTGGCCGAGCTATTGCAGTTATCGAATATGGCGATGCGATATCTGGAGAGGTTAAGGTTGACACAAGAGCGGGCACAAAGAATGCTTGTGAGCCATTAGCTACATGTTATAAACAGGGGGACAAATGAGAGATTTAGATCAATTTATAAGCGATGCCATATTTGCGCTGGCAATGACGGGATGTTTAACGCTTGGCGCTATTATGCTTGTTGGCTGCGGTGGTGTTGATATTGCCAATAAGTCAGGAGGTAACAGCATCGTTACTGATACCGATATTACCTATATCACGAACACTAGCGAGTTAGCTGATGATAAGAGTGGAGTAAATCCATCATGCGTTGGTGCGTTTGGTGATGGTTTTCTTTGGAAACCAGAGAGTGACAGCGATGGTAGCTTAGTGATCCTATTCCCTAGTAAATACACGGTTAAATTCGAATCAGTTGCAGTTGATGGAGAAGAGGGGGCATTCTCGGCATTTGCCAATGGGGACAGGCAGCACTGGAGATTTAGTAAATCAGGGGGAGAATACACAGGGTCTGTAGTGATTACTGATCAAGGCAAGTCATGCGAGTTTGTTGTTATTAACCCATCTGAGAGGTTCGAAGGTTAGTTATGCGTTGGATTACTGATTTTATCTTAAGAAGAGTTATCAAAAGAGGCTTAGACCTTATACCAGCAAATGGCAAGAAGACCGTTGTCGGTGTACTGGTAGTTATAATCAGTGTTGCGATTGAGTATGTTGGAGAGGGAGCAAGCATTCCTTTTCTACAGTCTTTATTAGAACTACTTAAGGGAATCCCTCATGATGCACTTACAGATACCACTATAGCTGGTGCTCTAAGCGGCGGAACTCTCTTTATCATTGGCCTAATCCACAAAGTGTTAAAAAATGTTTACAAAGCTAAAGAGTAAATATAGAATTACGATACCTTTAACGTGGGTGATAAGGTACATTATAAAACTTATTAAAAAGAAATGAACTCTCAATTTGCACCCATTTACTCCTCTACGGTTACGTTATCGGTTTCAACCACAAGTTCAAGTGTTGCTCTTAGTGGTATGTCCGCAAGACCGCAGAATATTGTGATTACAAACGCAGGCACTGCGCTAGTCTTTGTGGTTTGTGGGGTAGGTCCTCAAACCGCCACAACGGCGAATTTACCTATATTGCCGAGTTCAGCAGTGGTGCTATCAATTGATCCTAGTGCTGATACGCTAGCAGCCATTACTGCATCAGGTGCAGCTACGCTTTACGCAACAGTAGGTAATGGAGAGTAAACAATGGGAGCATTTGCATTTGCAACAGGTGGCGGATCAGGAGGTGGAGGCGGAGGAACTCCAGGGGGAGTTAATGGAGATATTCAGTTTAACAGCTCTGGTTCTTTTGCTGGAACTACTAACCTAGAGTTTGATTCCGCAGGGGCAGCGCTTAGAGGCCTTACGGGTCTAACTGGTGGTGTTAAGTTATTTAACACGGTTGATATTACTACCAATACAGAATTTTTAAGGACGTATTGGGGGACAAACGTAGCCTATTTGATCACGGACACGCAGGGATCGGGTACTACTCGGGAATTGCGAGTAGGCACATACAATAATGGCAACAATCAAAATTTAATAAGAGTTTTTGGAGGCACGGGAACGCCTTTCATTACCTTTCAAACTGCTGCAAGTTCTAACACTGCTTTCACAGGATATAGTTTTGCACATGGCGCATTATCGGCGGCGTCGGGGAGTCAAACGATATTAGGGCTCACAGGCACTATTAACCAATCAAGCACCGCAGCATATACAGCATTATTGTTAAATATTACTGAAACTACAACAGGATCAGGGACTAAAAACCTCTTACAAGCTCAAGTAGGTAGCGTTAATAGGTTTGCTGTTAGCAACAACGGATCAACAACAATTTCAAGTGCTGCATCAAGTGGATTAAGGCTTTTTAATACGGCAGATGAAACTACAAATCTTGAAATGACAAGGATGTATTATGCTGCTAACGTTTTCAGCATAGAAAATAGCGCCGCGGGCAGTGGTGTCATAAGAGAATTGAGATTAGGTAATACTGCGTTGTATATGAGAATATTCGCAGCAAGCGCCGCAACGCAATTTGAATTTCAAGGCTCGAGCTCATCTGTTGTTGCAACCAATGGAATGTGGAGAACTGGGTTGACTTCGACAGCATCCTCGGGAGCACATATTTTTCAGCAGTTTTCAAATGTGGCTAACCAATCTGGTACTGCTGGATATACTGCTTTAGATATCAACGTAACTGAGGCCGCGACAGGGTCAGGTGCTAAGAAACTTATAGATGCTAGGGTTGGAGGAGCTACTCAATTCAGTATCTTAAACAACGGCCGCATTAGTTATATAACTGCAAATACAGCGACAACGGTAGGCGCGGCAGGTGGCGCGGCAGCGTTGCCAGCAACCCCATTAGGGTATATCTTAATTGATGTAAACGGTACGGCGGCTAAAGTAGCATATTATAACGTTTAGGACATAAAATGATAAATAAATTAATTACAATTGCAGATAGAAAGATCAATCTTACCCATCACAAAGTAACCTCTGTAGTGCTTGATGTGGTAGGTGGTACTACTACTATCGTACTTGATAGCTATGCTGCAGAAGACGCAACGGCACCAGTGCAGTCTATCACTTGTGTTATTCCAGCAGTAGAAGGGAACCCATTACTTGCGGCAGTGCTAGAATATGTTGAGCAGGAATTTCTAGCGTATGAATTCTGATGAACGCAATAGGTGCGGTGTAGGTAGTTTATCGCTACCCGAAGATCACCCATTTACTCCAGCATGTGCAGAACATGATAGACGCTACTTGCTATACGGCAAAGATAGAGATCAGAACATGAGAAAAGAAATAGATAAACAATTATTGCAAGAGATGCTAATCATTGCTAATGAGTTTAAAGGGATTAAGCGTGCTTTTTATGTGGGAAAAGCATATTTAATGTATAGGCTAGTACGTATATTTGGGGGAAAGTATTATGATTGAAGAGATAAACAAGTTAATAAACCTATTAAATATGTTTGTGAACGCTTTGGAAATCAAAGCAAATCAAGCGGTGTATATTGCGGATATTCTAAAACAGCTAGAGTCTACGCTTATCAAGCTGAAAGAAAAGGCAGAAGAGCCTGCAGTTTCTGAGGAAAAAGTAGACTAGATTAGTGTCTTAATTTACAATAGGGGGAGGATGAAAGATCTACTACCCATAAGAGCCAAGAAAGGCCGCAAATTTAAACAGTTCACACAGAAGGAGCGCGAGGAGATTACTACGCTTTTAAAGTACGGGACTCCTGTTAAACAAATAGCGGCTTTGGTAGGCATTGAAGAAAGGACGATTGCAAAGCACTTTGCCTCTATTATACAAGAATCTAAAACTAGAATTGTTGCGTCTCTTAGACAAAAAGCTCTAAGCTTAGCGCTAGAAGATGGAAATGATCGGGTACTTCTTAAGTGTCTTGAAGTCTATTGCGAGGACTTTCAGAAGAAGACTGAGAGCACTATTGATATTACTGTTAAACAAGCGGTTAACTCACCTATTGCGCCAACTATGCAAGAGTGGATTGATGTTACAGCTAAGCAGTTAGAGCTACCAGATAATGAACCGATCGAGGTAGATTGATGTCGGTGGTATGGACTCCTCAGGCAGGACCGCAATTCTATGCAACTACTGCAAAGTGGGCAGATGAATTATTATATGGTGGAGCAAGAGGAGGAGGAAAGACTAGTTGGTTGCTTGGGGACTTCTTGCAAGATGTAGCAGAGTATGGGGCTGATTGGAACGGTATTATCTTTAGACGGCATTACAAAGAGTTGGAAGAAATCATCAGACAATCTGAAGAAATGTATCGTCCTACAGGCGCAGAGTATAACAAGTCGGATCATGTATGGAAGTGGCCGAATGGTGCACAGCTGAAGTTTAGATATTTAGAGAGAGAGCAAGATCTAGCTAACTATCAAGGCCATCAGTATTGCGTGGAAGAAAACACGCTAATAGCTACAAATAAGGGAGAGGTTCCTATTAAGGATCTTTTAGTGGGGGACAAGGTACAAACCTTAGAGGGATATAAGCAAGTACAGCATAAGATAGAGAGTTATCGGTCTTTATGCGTTAGAGTTCGAACAACAGAAGGGGAGCAGATTCACCCTGTGACTCATCCTTTTTTAACCTCTTTGGGTTGGCAGTCTTTTTCATCTCTTCTGGGAATCGATTCCAAAAAGATTGAAGAGAAATTCCTAAAAGGAGAACAGCTTCCTTCCTTGAATATCTTTGTAAGGTCTTTAAAACATGTTGAGAAGAAAGGGGTTTTGAAATCTCGAAGTTCCATTTTATCCCATTTATCTTACATGCTTTCGTTATTGTCAGGGGACAAGCATTCAGTTTTATGGAGGCGGATTTTAAAGATATCTGAGGGTTTGCGGCCAGAGGAATTAAACTTTCGAGAAACACTTGATTATAAATCTTTGCTGTCTTTTTTGTGTGCTCTCGTAAATGTTGAGATTGAGAAGAATAAAGTTCTAAGTTCTCTAAATCGTTATTTGTACGCACGTGATCTTTATGATGGACTACTTCTTTTGGCAAGAGAAAACGGCCTAAGTGACATTCCATCACGAGACGGTGTTGAAGCACCATTCCTCTTAAATTGCATCTTGGATGCAGTGGAGAGTATTCCATTAGATAGCCGTCCTTACGTAAAACAGTATGAGCACCCTTATACCTTTCAGGTGCGAGAAGCGAGCGAGGATAGTTTTTTCGAGCCATGTGAAATTAGCATTGCTGGTTATTATATGGTTTCGGACATACAAGTCGAAGATTCTAATCATTATATATCAGCAAAAACGGGCATAATCAACAAGAACACATTTGTGGGCATCGACGAGCTTGGCGATTGGCCGCATGAAGGCACTTATAAAAGAGTTCGTGCTCTTTGCAGGTGGACTAAGCGAGAGGTGCCAGTAAAGCGTGTTAGGTGCACAGCGAATCCAGGGGGAATTGGCCACGCATGGATAAAGAGATACTTTATTGATCCAGCACCTTTAGGATTTAAGGTATTGAAAAGCAAAACTACTGGGATGTCGAGAGTATATGTCCCTGCAAAAGTAACAGATAATAAAATCTTAATGGAGAGAGATCCCTATTACATAAATAAGCTTAAAGACTTAGGGTCTGAAGACATGGTTAAGGCTTGGCTTTACGGGGACTGGAACATAGTAGCAGGTGCATACTTTACCCAATTTAGGAAGCATCACATTATACAGCCGTTTAAAGTCCCTGAAACATGGACAAGGTTTGTCGCTATGGACTGGGGATTTGCAAAGGATCCTTTTGCCGTTTTATGGTGTGCTGTAGCGGATGGATCGACTGAGCATCCAAGGGGTGCGGTGATTGTTTACCGTGAATTATACGGTGCCAATGAAAAAGGGGAAACGTTCGAATGGATCCCTCAGCAAGTAGCGCAAAGAATAAACTATCTATCTATGGGGGAGAGAATAGATTATTACGTAGCTGATCCTTCGATCTTTAACCGCTACAATGGAATCTCTACTGGCGAGATGTTCGCAAGAGAGGGTCTATATTTTCAAAAAGGGGATAACTCCCGACAAATCGGCTGGGAGCAGGTCAGAATAAGGTTAGTAGGCGTTAACGATAGACCACTGATTTACTTCTTCTCTACATGCGCAAAGATAATCGAAACTCTGCCAATTGCACCGAGTGACCTAAGAGACCCTACCGACATAGACACAAAGTGCGATGATCACGCATTAGATGCGCTTAGATACGGATTAATGAGTAGACCGTGGATCTCAGATGTTGTAGAATCTAAGAAAAATATTAATGAATTAACATTAGATGAGCTGTTTGAATTAAACGAACGGCGTAGATCTGTGTACTCGGAAAGAATATGATCAAAGAAGTTGAAGTTTCGGACAATGGCAAGGAAGAAAGGCTGTATAAGTACTGGATTAATGAGATTAATAATTCTGCCTCTTATTACAAGGATTTCTTATCTAGATTCGACAAAATTGTTGCTAGATACCGAGATGAGGAGAACATTGATAAGAAGCTACTAAACACTAGTAGAAGATTTAACCTTTTCTGGTCAAGTATGCAGGTATTAAAGCCAGCGATCTATAGCCAAGTGCCAAAACCAGTTGTTGAAAGGCGCTACAAGGGGAAAAGTCCAGTAGGTCTACTAGCTTCTGAGGTACTAGAACGGTCTATTAGCTACGAAATGGAAGAGGGAAACTTTGATTGTTCTATGGACAGGGCAGTTTGGGACTATTTATTAGGTGGTAGAGGGGTAATCTGGGTTAGATATTCGCCTGTTTTTGAAAAAGTTAAGCCTAAAATCAGGGTATTTCTTACAAATGAGCCTGCAGATATGGATGACGACGAGGCGGAGGAAATGTATACCGATGATCAAGGCCATTCCTATGATTCCTCTGAAATAGAAGAGGATGAGGAGGGAATGTATGTATACGGGGAGGAAGAAGAGGATCAATTTGTGTACGAAAGCATACATTTTGAATATATCTTTTGGAAAGATTACCTACAAAGTCCCTCAAGAACAGAGGAGGAGAAGACTTGGGTGGCTAGATGCGCATATCTTACTAAAAAAGAGGTAGAGTCTAGGTTTGGCGAAGAAGTAGCTAAGGAAATTAACTATAAAAAGAAGAAAGATTCGGATGATGGAGAGCAGAACTTCATTAAGTCTCAGTTTGCAAAAGCTGAAATCTATGAAATCTGGGATAAGGTTACCAGAAAGGTATACTGGATTAGTAAAGACCTACCAAACAAGATATTAGACGAGAAAGAAGATCCAATGCAGTTAAAAGGATTCTTTCCTTGCAGATCTGTCTATTCGACGATGACTAACGACACAACTATACCAGTTCCAGACTATGCAGAGTATCAGGATATCTTAAACGAGCTGGATGTAGTGTTTAGAAGGCAGTCGTTACTGGTTAGAGCTATAAAGGTAGTAGCTTTAAGAGACCAGAGCGTCCCCGAACTTGATAGATTACTACAGGAAGCTGTAGAGCTTGAGGTTATCCCTGTTAAAAACTGGATTCAGTTTACCCAACAAGGGGGAATGAAGGCAATGATAGATTTCTTGCCATTGCGCGAAATGGTGGAAACTCTTTTGCAGCTTTATACCGTTGAGGACAGATTAAAACAGAAATTCTATGAAATCTCTGGCATTTCTGACGTGATGAGGGGGGCTACAAATCCATACGAGACAGCAACCGCACAGAATATCAAGTATGAGAATGCAAATAGTAGACTTGGAGAAAGAAGAAAGAAAGTACAAGAATTAGCAAAGGAAATGGTAGCTTTAGCTGGAGAAATCATAGCAGAGCACTTTAGTCCAGAGACGATTGCGGTTATTTCTGATGCTGAAGAGCTCGCAGAGGGTGATTTCATGAGATTTCAAGAGGCTATCGGCCTACTTCAAAGTGATACAATGCGTTGCTTTAAGGTTCAAATTGAAACTGATAGTACTATTGCGCTTGATGAGCAAGAAGATAAACAGGCAAGGCTTGAATTTGTAACGACAATCAGCGGAGCACTTAAAGAGTTTATGGCTGCTTCTCAAACAACCCCTCAGATATTGCCATTAATGGGCGAATTCTTACTATTTGCTGCAAGAGGATTTAGAGCGGGTAGAGTTCTTGAGACTTCTATTAAGACATTTATTGATCAGACTATTGAGATGTCGCAGCAGATGCCACCACCTCAGGTTGACGAGAACGGCGAGCCAATTCAGCAAGAAACACCAGATCCGAACAGCGATCCTATGTTAATTCAAGCTAAATTAACGCTAGAACAGCAGAAAATACAGGCAAAACAAGCTGAAATTGAGGCTAGAATGATAGCAAATCAACAGCTAGTAGCTGCTAGAAACTATCAGACTAACATGAATGCAGAGATCAAATCAGCTGAGATTGCATCACGTGAAAGAATGGCGCAACAGAAGATGATGACCGAATACGGCCATAAATCTGAAGAGCTAAGAGCCAAGAAGATAAAAGATGCAGGAGATTTAATTAATTCGATGAATAGTGAGGGATTCAATGAGCCAAAGATTATTTAACCCATGGTTTGATAAAGAGGGAAACGTTATTTATGGCAATACAATAACCAAATTTAACGGCAAAATGACTGTTGATGATACTTTTAAGAAACCCTTAGAGCATCCACTCGATGGCAAGATGTACGATAGCAGATCTAAATATGATGCTGCTACTAGAGCATTAGGAGGGGAGGAGATAGGACCATTTAAGGAATCGGTGCAAGAAAGAGCCGAGAAAAAGGAACAGAACTGGAATAATTTCATCAGATCTAAAGAACAAAAGGAAAAACGAGTTGAAGCTATTAAATACGCTATGGAGGTATTAAAAAGTAAAAAGTACTATTAGGAGAGAAAAATGGGGGCATCGGTCAGAGATACAATTAAGGCTGCAATGGAGGTTTTGTCTGAGCAAAAACCGAATGAAGAAGCTGGTATAAAGGTACCAGATGAAACAGAGGAGCTTGATCAAGATGAAATCGAAGGCACAGAAGAGGTCGAAGAGTCTGAAGAAGAGGAGCAAGACGAGGATTCTGAAGGTCAGGCGGAAGATGCACCAAGTGACGCTTTGCCAGATACTCAGGAGGTTTTTGAAGCCTATCCTAAGAGTTGGAAAGCAAGCGAAAAACCATTCTTTGAAAAGCTTCCTGCTCAAGTTAAGAAAGAAATCTTAAGGAGAGAAGAGGATAGAGACAAGTTCCTTTTAAAGAAAAGTAACGAGATATCCCAAGTTCAGCAAAGGTATAAAGAGGTTGAAAATGTATTTGAGAGTCATAAAGATTATCTAACTGCAAAGAAAATACATCCAGCTGCTCTAATAAATAATTTACTAAACGTTGAAAAAATTATGGACAGCGACCCTGTTCATGGTTTACAATACTTAGCAAGCTACTACGGAATTGATTTATCTGCACTTGCTCAGCAAGCAGCTAAGAATCCAAATGCTAGAGCTACTCCCGAATATATAAGTTTGGAGAGTAAGTTAAAGCAAATAGAGTCTGAAATGCTTAGGCAAAAGCAGATCGAGCAAGACCGAGAGCACAAGTCTTTACAAAATGACGTACAGTCATTCATTGGTGAAAAAGACAGCCGAGGGAATCCGAAACATCCATATATTGGAGCCGTTATGGAAGACCTCACAAAGTTAGTTCCCTTAGTGAAGAGGGAGAATCCGACAGCTTCAGGGCAAGAGGTTTTAAAGGCAGCTTATGAAAAGGCTATCTGGATGAACCCGAGCGTTAGGCAGATGATTCTCAATCAAGAAAAACTGAAGGAATCTAACAGAAAGAAAGAAGAGTTAAAAAACAAAACTGAACGTGCAAAGCGTGCAGGTGTAACTATTTCTGGAAGTCCCGAGGCTGCGAAATCATCTGAAAGACCTTCTAGTGTTAGAGACGCGATAATGCATGCAATACGCGTTCATAGCAATTAGGAGTTAAAAAATGGCATTTCCAAATTCTTCGGATATTGCTGCTACTACTATTGAAGCTAGATCGAAAGATTTAGCTGATAACACTACAAAAAACATTCCATTACTTAGCAAGTTAAATTCTAAAGGTAATGTGAAGCCTTTTGCTGGTGGTAGCATGATTCTAGAATCATTACATTACCCAGGTAACAGTACTTACACTAGATATAGTGGGTATGATACCTTAAATACTAACAAATCAGATGTGATTACAGCTGCAAACTTTGCACGTTCGGTTTTGTTTTTTAACTCTTCTTTCTTTCTGTTAGATTCCTTCAGTTTTTCTTGATTGAGAATCATCTGCCTAACGCTCGGGTT